ACTGGAGTTCAGACGTGTGCTCTTCCGATCTCAGCGGGCGTGGTTCCGATGCGAGGCAAAGGCAAAAGACGGGTACTACGTAGACAAAGAAAGCATAGCGAAAGGAACGGCAGACCCGGACTACTACGGCTACGGTTGGTTTAGGTACACAATGATTAAGCTGGAATAGAAAGGCAGAAAGAATGGCAAGAAATGTAAGGATTGACAAAGAGGGCGGAGCACAAGAAATGCTGTTTAGATGGATTACATACCAGTTAGACGAATACCCGGAGCTTGCGTTATTGTATCATATCCCGAATGGCGGGAAGAGAGACGCGAAGACGGCGACAATATTAAAACGGCAGGGAGTAAAAGCAGGCGTGCCGGATTTGCATTTGCCAGTAGCGCGGGGCGGCTATCATGGGTTATACATCGAGCTTAAGGTGGGAGATAACACGACCACCAAGAAACAGAAAGACTGGATAAGAGAACTAAACAAACAAGGTTATTTAGCGGTAGTGTGCTACGGGTGGGACGAAGCGGCAAAGCAGCTTTTAGATTATTTGGAAACAGGAACAGCTACAGAGACAGCAAGGAAAGGCGAAAGAGAAACAGCGCAAGACCTGTTAGCACCTGCAACGTAAGGAGCGTGGGCGCATGACGGAAAAGGAAGCACTGGAAATATTGACCGGGAACAGAGAGGACTACAACAGCTACGCAAGAGCGCTGCATATAGCAATAAAAGTGCTGAGAGTATACGTAGCAGACATAGAGAAAAACGAAAGAGAGGAAAAAGCAAATGAAAGTAATTAGCGTAATCAATCTTAAGGGCGGAGTAGCAAAGACATTTACGGCGTACAACATGGCGTATGAGCTGGCAAAGAGAGGGTATACAGTGCTACTGCTGGATAATGACAAGCAGGGCAATCTAAGCAAGGCGGCAGGAGCATACGAAAGTACAGGGGTATGCGCAGCCGCTAGAGCGATAACAGGAGAATACAAAAACCCGTTGAAAGATTTGATAGTAGAGCACCCACAATGCAACAACATAGATATTATCCCGGCGAATATGTCACTTATGCAGGCAGTATGGCAGATCGGGAACAGCACCGGGAACCAGATAGACAGTTACGAAAAAATGATAAATACACCAATGACAAGTATTGATTCGCCTTTTCCGAACACGGCGAGAGATTACTACGACTACATGATTATTGACAATCCACCAGACATAGCGTTTAACGTAATCGCAGCGCTCAAGATCACAGACGAAGTAATAGTACCAGTAAAGATAGACGAATGGGCGTTAGAGGGATTGGATATTATAGCAGACCAGATAAAGCAGGCGCGGCAGATCAACAGAAAAATAAAAATGCTGGGAGTTCTGGCAACGATGTACAGAAACAACGACGCAAATAACGCGGGGCTTGAGTGGCTGGCAGAAAAAAGCCCGGTAAAACTGCTGGGAAAGATTCGATATACGGATAAGGCAGCAGAAAGCACATTTTTAAGCAAGCCAGTATATGAGTATAGCCCAAGATGCGGAGCAGCGCAGGACTATAAGAAACTTGTAACAGAGTATCTGGAAAGCACGAAAGAAAGAGAGGCATAAGCAATGGCAGGAAAAGCATTTAATTTTATGGATTTGTTAAACGCACAGACAAAGGCAGAGGGAGTGGAAGAGACGAAAGATTACGAAGAGATTTACTTAAGCCCGTATGAAGTAAAGGACGCACAGGAGAACACGCACCAGAAGCTTGAGGGAATAGAAGAGCTTGCAGATAATTTCTTGACCGTAGGGCAGGAACAACCAACAGTATTAGCAAGAGTAAATGGGGAATTTCGCATTATCGACGGGCACAGAAGAAACGCGGCGAATATTTTTAACATAGAGCGGGGGTACAAAGAGTACGAAAAAATAAAATACCGCTACAAAGATATGAGCGAAGCCATGTACGAGTTGCGGTTACTGGCAGGTAACGGGTATACGCAAGAATTAACAGCGTATGAGAAAGTAAGGCTTGTCGAGCGGACAAAGGCGGCGCTGATCAGAGCGAAAGAAGAGGACGGATTAGAGATTCAAGGCAAGATGCGGGACTTAATAGCAGCAATGGTACAAGAAAGCGGTACAAATGTGGCGCGTATGGAAAACATCAACAATAACGCGACGCAGGCGGTAAAGGAACAGCTTAAAGAGGGCAACTTAGGGCTTACGGCAGCGTATGAAGCTGCAAAGCTTGAGCCGGAAGAACAGGACGACATAGCGGAGCGTGCGGCAGCGGGCGAGAACGTAAGGGCAAAAGATATAGCAGAAAAAGTAGCAGCGAAGAAAGCGGGAGACGACTACAGAACGCCACACCCGGAAAGCATAACCAGTATTTGCTATAGCTGTTTAAAGTATTCGACCTGCAACGTAAAAACGGGAACGTGCCAGAAGTGCGACGAATACGTAAACAAGGCAGAGGCAGAAAAAACAGATGAACAGAGATACAGCGAAGAACAGGACAGAATAGACCGAGAGACAAAAAAGAAGCTGGCAGAAAGAGAGCATGAGGAAAAACTGGACGCAGCATTAAGCGACAATAAACCAGATCATAAAATACACGAGATAAAAATAGCTGCAATGTACTACGAAGACGTGGTAAGCGGTAAAAAGAGCTTTGAACTGAGAAAGAACGATAGAGGATATAAACAGGGAGACAAGCTTATTATACTGGAATTTAAAGACGGCAAACATACAGGAAGAATTGTAAATGCAGATATTGTGTATATGCTGGAAGATTATACAGGACTTGCAGAGGGGTACTGCATCTTAGGCATACAGGTAACGGACTATAACGGGTAGGGTGTCCGAATCGGACACAGAAAGGTAAGAAATGAAAGAAGCGTTGATAATCGCAATATGCACAATACAGACGATAGGATATTTTTGTTTAACAGGAAGCTTAAAAAGAGTGTTTAAGAAACTAGCAGGAGACAAACAGGAGAAAGAGGGGGAAAAGAAATGATAATGCGAATATTGGCGACAATAGGAACGATATGCGCAGGTGGCGCAATCATATTAGTGATTGTGGCTATTGTGGCAGCAGTAAAAGAAACACTTAGAGAAAAAAAGGAGCGCAAATACATATGTGCATTAACTGATTGCGAATGCGTACATAGCTCAGACCGGGGCACATGTAGCGAGTGCGAAATTTACAGAGGGAAAAAGACTAAGAGCAGAGGAGAAAAAATAAAAGAGGAATATGAATGGCATCATAGCCCGCTGTGCAATGAAGAATACGACACGTTATTTGAAAGAATAAATAAAGCGCTGGGAATAGAATTGTGGATATGGCAAAAGACGTATATAACAATGGGAGTATATAGGCAAATAGGAGCAACAACAGCGGAAAGTATAAGGCTATTGCTGTTTAGCGGAGAAACGCCATTAGATTTATCGAAACCAGCTACGAACAATAGAGAAAGGGTTGAACGAGAGCAGTTAAGAGATATTTACGAAAAGCTAAATGCGGCAGGAATAAAAACAAGACGCGTGTTTTGGAATAAACAGGAGAAAGAAAATGAATTATAGGCAATGGAAAAAGAGCTACAAGAAAATACATGGAGTAAACCCACCGATAGAAGCTGACAAGAGAAAACAAAGGAAACTTGCAAAGAAAGCAGCAAGAGACTTACAACCAACAATAAACATAATAACGACAGGGTGGGAAGAATTTAAAACAGGCATAGCAGATATGTGCGAGACACTGGCAGGGATATTTAGCAGAACGGCAGCAGGATTAAGAGGGGAGACAGAAAGAAGTGAATAACGTAGTACTGAGCGGAAGACTTACAAAGAATGCAGAAGTAAGATACGGCGGAGAAGACGGAAGCGTAGCAATAGCACGCTTTACACTGGCGGTACAGGATTATAAAGGCACAGACTTTATAAACATACGTGCGCTAGGTAAGCAGGCAGAATGGGTAGAGAAATGGACGAGTAAAGGCACAAAGGTAGAGCTTACGGGGAAGATAAAAACGGGAAGCTACACAAGCAAGCAGACAGGCAACAAAGTATATTACACGGAGGTGCTGGCGAATAGTGTAGGCTTTGGAGAATCAAAGACAGAAGCAGAGGCGAGAAACGGCAGCAGGCAGCAGGAAGAACCGCAGAAAAGCATGACAGATGCAGACGGCTTTATGAATATACCAGACGGGATAGACGAAGAGTTACCGTTTGCATAAACACAAGATAAAGTATAGCTAAAAACATAACCACAAAATATAGTTATTTGATTGACACAACGTAGAGGATATTATAAAATATAAGAGTGCCAAAGAGCGAAATAGCAATACTCATAACGAGCATTGCTGCTTCGCTCTTTTTGCGTATATGCGGGCACATAACGAAACCTCCGCCCAGCGCATGAAACTTAGGGCGCTGGGAACAAAGAAAGAGAGGCGGACAATACGAAAGAATATGCAGCAGCATTCTACGCAAGCAAAGCATGGGACGACACACGTAAAGCATATATGCAACAACAGCATTATCTATGCGAGCGGTGCGGGGAACCAGCAAAGATTGTACACCACAAGAGATACATAAGTAGGAAGAACATAAACGACGCAAGCATAACGCTAGGCTGGGATAACCTAGAGGCGTTATGTCAAGATTGCCACAACAAAGAACATCACAGACAGAGACAGCAACAGCGTTACGTATTCGACGAAGACGGGAACGTGCTGCCGAAGTCCCCCCATTGAGAAAAATTATTTTTGCCACGACTACACCGAGTGTAGACTTTAATTTTACTCTGCAGGCGCGCGCAGGCGTGGTGTAGTAGGGGGTGGGGTGTAGGAAAAGCAAAGAGAGGGGGCGTAAAGATATGGCAACAAAAAAGGAGATCACGAAAGAAGAGAAAATTTTAAAAGAACAGAGGAGACTTAAACGTATCTTTGCGGACTTAGAAGAGGGCAAGAAAAAACTTGTAACCCCGCTCATTGAAAAAGCGGCGTTTATGTCTATAGAGCTGGACGAGCTGCAGGAAACCATAGAAAAAGACGGCTGGATAAGTGAGTACCAAAACGGGGCGAACCAGCACGGGACAAAAAGAAGCCCGGAAGCTGACACCTACATAGCTTTAAGCAAGAATTACGCCGCGATCATTAAGCAGTTGGTAGAACTTGTGCCAGCGCAAAAGCGTAAAAAATCTAAGCTGGAAGCATTAAGGGACGAGTAGTTATAGCACCCTATAGAAATTACATAACAGAGTATTACGCAAAGATAAAAAGCGGCGAGATTGTAGTAGGGAAATGGATAAAAGCTATTTATAGCATTATCATAAACGGGCTGCAAAAGCAGGAGTTTTATTTTAACGCAAAGCAGGCAAATAAGGCGATAAAATTTATAGAAAATTTCTGCCACCACAGCAAAGGGCGCAACGATTTAATCAAGCTAGAATTGTGGCAAAAAGCGGCAATTTGTTGCATGTTTGGTATCGTTGACGAAGAAAAAACACGCATTTTCAGAGAAATTTTTATAGTAATTGGCAGAAAAAACGGCAAAAGTTTATTTGCATCTGCAATTATTGCTTACATGGCTTTTTTAGAGCCGGAATACGGGCAAGAAATCTATTGTTTGGCGCCTAAGCTAGACCAAGCTGCACTTGTATACGACGGATTTTACAAAATGGTGCAGGCAGAGGAAGAGCTGGAAGAGTTGACAAAGAAGAGGCGCAGCGACATATACCTAGAGGAAACCAACACCACTATAAAACCGATTGCATTTAACGCCAAGAAAAGTGACGGATTTAACCCGCAGCTTGTCGTATGTGACGAGTTGGCAGCATGGAGCGGCGACGGTGGATTAAAACAGTATGAGGTAATGAAATCCGCATTAGGTGCAAGGCGCCAACCGATGATTTTAAGTATATCGACTGCCGGATATATTAACGACAGTATTTACGACGAATTGATGAAGCGATCTACAAGCTTCCTAAAAGGAAACAGCAAGGAACGTAGATTACTGCCACTACTTTATATCATAGACGATATAGAGAAGTGGAACGACATAGAAGAGCTTAAGAAAGCCAACCCAAACATGGGAGTAAGCGTTAAAGAAAGCTTTTTTGAGGACGAAATAGCGGTAGCAGAAAGTAGCCCAAGTAAAAAAGCGGAGTTTTTGACAAAATATTGTAACATCAAACAAAATAGCTCTATTGCATGGCTGGATTACGCAGTAGTAGACGGTGCAAGCGTAGAAAAAACACTTGAAGACTTCCGGGACTGCTACGCAGTGGGCGGCATTGATTTGAGCCAGACAACAGACTTAACGGCAGCGAGTGTGGTTATTGAAAAAGACGGCATATTATATGCCTTTACACAATTCTTTATGCCGAAAAACCGAATGGAGAAGCTACAGGCTACAGACGGTGTACCGTATGACATATTCGTAAAGAAAGGCATATTGACGCTATCGGGAGACAACTACGTAGATTACAAAGACGTATTTAACTGGTACAAGATGCTGCTGGAAGATTACGGAATAAGACCGCTAGAGATAGGCTACGACAGGTACAGCGCACAGTACTTAATAGACGATCTAAAAGGGTACGGGTTCCATACGGACGATGTATTCCAAGGGGAGAACTTAACACCAGTAATACGGGAGTTTGAGGGAATCATAAGAGACGGCGATTTCAAGATCGCAGATAACAATTTGCTTAAGTCCCATTTCTTAAACGTGGCGCTTAAGCAGAATACGGAAACAAGGAAATTTAGACCAATCAAAATAGAGCAGAGAGCACATATAGATGGATTTGTAAGCGTTATTGATGCAATGACGGTACGACAGAAGTATTATGCGGAATATGGCGAACTGCTGAAAAATGCGGCATAGAAAGGGGGCGAAGAAAACGGGGCTTTTTGATTATATTTTTAAGAAAAAGAGCGACAGACTGGTAGGCGAATACTTTAAAATGCTATCCGGCTATACGCCAGTATTTACAACGTATGCAGGTGGCGTGTACGAAATGGACTTAACCAGAACGGCTATAAATACATTTGCGACGCACGCAAGTAAGTTAAAACCAGAGATCACAGGCACAGCGCTTAAGCATCTGGAAAGAAAATTACAGTTTAAGCCTAACGCGTTCATGGATGCAACAAAATTTATAGCAAGAGTAGCAACTATTTTAGAGGTAGACCATACAGCTTTTATCATTCCGATAGAAGACAAATACGGACAGCTTGCCGGGTGGTACCCTATTTTACCGCAGATGTGTGAGCTTATAGAATACGCGGGGCAAGTGTATGTACGGTATACATTTGCGAACGGAGAAAGAGCCTGCATAGAGTTTGAGCGGGTAGGCATCTTAACGACACATCAGTATAAAGACGATCTCTTTGGAGAAAGCAATGATACGCTAAAGCCTACGCTGCAGCTTATCAATACAACAAACGAGGGGATTATAAACGCGGTAAAAAATTCCGCAAATATACGTTTTCTGGCAAAAATTGGGAATGTGTTAAAGCCGGAAGACATCAAAAAAGAGCGTGACAGATTCACAGAGGAAAATTTGAGCGCCGATAATAAAAGCGGCATGATTATTTACGATAACAAATTTTCGGAGCTTAAGCAGGTAGACAGCAAAGCGTATACACCAGATGCACAGCAAATGCAGCAGATTAACGAAAGTGTATGCACCCATTTTGGAACCAATATGGATATACTGCAGAATAAATTTAATGAGGAAACATGGAACGCTTATTACGAGGGGAAAATAGAACCATTTGCGATACAGTTATCGCTTGTAATGTCGAATATGGCATACACTGACCGGGAGTTGGCGTGCGGAAATATGATTACGTTTTCTGCAAATCGGTTACAGTATGCCAGCAATAATACAAAACTGCAGGTAAGCACACAGCTATTTGACCGTGGTTTACTGAACCGCAACGGGGTTATGGATATATGGAACATGGCGCACGTAGAAGACGGAGAAAAGTACTATATCAGAAAAGAGTACACAGAAGTAAGTGAGCTGGATAAACACAACGGAAACGAAAAAATAATTGTGATGCAGGGAGAAAAACCAAAGGAAGTAGGAGAGGGGGCAGAATAATGCCAGTAGTGAAAGAAAGAGAGTATAGATCATTAGCAGCGCCGCTGGCAGCAGGAACGACAACAACAAAATTGTTAGATAGTGAATGCTACGTAGAGGGTTACGCTACTACATTCGATACGCCGTATGTCATGTGGGAATGCGAAGACGGCACAAAGTACTATGAAAGAATTGACCGACACGCATTAGACGAAGCAGACGTAAGCGACGTAATAATGCAGTACGATCACGAGGGAAGAGTATTTGCCAGACAGAGCAACAATACTTTAAAACTGATTGCAGATCAGACGGGATTACGAATTGCTGCAGACCTCAGCAAAACGGATTTGGCTAGGGGACTGTATCAAGATATAGACGCAGGCATGATAACTAAAATGTCATGGGCGTTTGTGGTTGCAGAGGATAGCTACGACCGGGAGACAAGAACAAGAAATATACTTAAGATAAAAAAAGTGTATGACGTAAGCGCGGTAAGCATTCCGGCAAACTCAGACACAACAATAGCAGCGCGGGACTATGTAAACGGGAGACGTGAGATAGAACAGCGGGAGACGTTGGAGCGCAGACGCAAAGTACTGGAAATTTTAGCACAGATTTAAAGGAGTATAGCATGAGATTAAAAGAAATTGAGCAGAGATTAAACGCAATCAAAGTAGAACTTGAGACAAGAGGCGCAGAGCTGACAGCAGAAGAGCTGGAAGCAAGAGAAACAGAGGTAAAAGAACTGCAGGAAGAAAGAAAAGGTATTTTAGACCAGCAGGAGAAGAGAACAAAACTACTTGCTACATTGGCAGCAGGAGAAGACCCGGACGGCGGAAGCGGAAACAAGATACCTGTAAAGGTAATTAGAACATTTGACGGAAAAACAGAAGAGAGAAAAGAAGATAAATACGAATCTATGGAGTACAGAAAAGCGTTCATGGATTACGTAGTAAGAGGTACAGCAATCCCAGCAGAGTACAGACAGAATGCCAATACAGCTACAACAGATGTAGGGGCAGTAATTCCTACAAATGTAGTCAATCAGATTATTCAGAAAATGGAGAGCACAGGAAAAGTACTTGCACGCGTAACCAGAACGGCATACAAAGGCGGTGTAACCATTCCGAAGAATACCGTTAAACCAGTGGCAACATGGGTAAGCGAGGGAGCCGGAAGCGATAAGCAGAAAGGCTACGGAAAAGGCGACGTTACATTTACATATCATAAATTGCGTTGTGCAGTAGCCGTATCTCTGGAAGTAGATACAATGTCTGTACCAGCATTCGAAAGCTTGATTGTAAATAATATTGTTGAGGCTATGACAAAAGCGCTTGAACAGTCAGTTGTATCTGGAGACGGAAACGGAAAGCCGAAAGGAATTATTAAAGAGACAGTGCCGGACGGTCAGAACATTAACGTAGACACACAGAAATACGATGATCTGATTAACGCAGAAGCAGCATTACCTGTAGCGTATGAGCAGGGCGCAGAATGGTGCATGAACAAGAAAACATATATGGGCTATTATGGGCTGAGAGATTCAGACGGGCAGCCAATCGGTAGAATTAACTACGGAATCGCTGGGAAGCCAGAGTATACACTGTTAGGAAGACCTGTAGTAATTGTGGACTACCTGCCAAGCTTTGCGGCAGCTAAAGCTACATCTTCAACAGCAGGCGACGTGTTCGCATTCCTGTTTAACTTCAAAGATTACGTGCTTAATACTAATTATGCTATGGGAATCAAGAAGTACGAGGACAACGATACAGACGATCTGGTAACAAAAGGAATTATGCTGGCGGACGGAAAAGTAGTTGACGAAAACAGCTTAGTAACACTTACAAAAGTAACAAAAGCAGCGTAGTAGGCAAATGGGCGGCTGGCATATGAGCCAGCCGTGTTAAAAAGGGGCGATCATATGAAAACAGGATATTTAGCAAAAGAACAGTTTAAAGATTGGAAAGCAGACGAAGTAAAAGCACTGGCAAAGGAACTGGGCGCAAGTTGCGACGGAAAAAAAGAAGAAATTATTGACCGTATTTGTCAGATTGAAGTAGGAGTGCCGGACGAGGCGGAGCTTACGCCGGAAGAAGTGAAAGCAATTAGAGAAGCAGAGGCAGAAGAGGAAGCCAAAAAAGAAGCTGAGGAAGCAAGCGCAAAGGCAGAGGGAACAGTACAGGTAAAATGTATTGAAAGATTTGAAGACCTGCAGGCGCAGCAGATCAGAGAAGTGGGCGAGGTGTGGGACGTAACACCGGGAAGAGCTGACGCACTGGAAAAGAAAAGACTTGTAGAAAAAGTGTAAAAGAGGAAAATCATATGGAAGCAAGCGCAGAGCTGCTAAAAAAAGCAAAAACGGCGTTGCGAATTAAAAGCAATAATGAGGATATAGAGGACGAAATAAAAGACCTCATAGAGTCATGTATAGCAGATTTGCAGCTTGCCGGAGTAAATACAATAGACGAAAAAGACCCGCTTATCATAAGCGCAGTAAAACAGTATTGTAAAGGGTATTTTGGAAGTTCAGACAAAGCGGACGAATATAAAAAAGCGTATGAAAGCATTAAGTTGTCGTTATCGCTATCCGGGAAACATACAGAAGTACCAGCGCCGCCGGAGGAACCGAAACCACAGGAAATAACAGTAGGTGCTACGGTTATAGTGAGTGGAACGATATATACGGAGATAGACAGCTACAGAAAGAGCATTACAAAGGCAGCAGCTAAAATGTATGTGAAAGAGTTACTTGACCCGGAGCAGCACAGGTATTACATAGGCGTAGCAAGAGAGAAAGACGGAGCCGTAGAGGGTTATGCGATACGGGAAATATGCAGAGTTATAGAATAGGGGGCGCTAAATGTACGGAGAAATAACGCTTATAGAACCTATCAACGACGAAAAAGTAGAAGAAATAACTGTATACGCAGAAGTGTATAGCGTAACGCAAAGCGAATACGTGGCAGCAGGAAAACAAGACATAAAACCAGCGTACAAGTTTGAAATCTGGCAGTTTGAGTACGACGGGCAGACAGATATTAAGTACAACGGGAAGCGATTGACAGTATACAGGACTTACCCAAAGGAAGACGGCAGGATAGAGCTGTATACAGAAGAAAGAGGCGGTAAACGGTGGCAGACATAGCAAATATTGACAATATGGCTGCAAAGCTGGCGCAGGCATTAACTGAGTATGACCAAGATGTAGCGGATGCAATGAAAGAGGTTATTGACGAGCAATCAGACGAAACCGTAGACGCTTTAAAAAGCAAGTCGCCAAAGCGTAGCGGAGCGTATGCGAAAGGCTGGCGGAAAAAGCAGATATACGAAACAAGAGCTAAAAAACAGAATACCGTATACAATGCGAAAAAACACCAGCTTACACACCTGTTGGAAAAAGGGCATAGAAGAAAGAATACAGATAGAGCCGGAGTTACGCATACGTCACGTACACCAACTACAGCACCAAGAGTGCACATAGCACCAGTGGAGCAGCAAATGATTAAAGACTTAGAAGAAAAAATTAAAAAGGTTGCAAAAGGTTAAATGAGAGTAGCGGAGATCATAAGCAGGGCAGAAGCGTTAGGGCTTCCGATTGCAGAAAATGAGTTTAAGAAGACAAAAGAGAACCCATTACCAGAACCGCCGTACATTATATGGTATGAGGACGAATCTTTGAATAGTGGCGCAGATAAGGCGGTGCTGATTAAAAAAAGAAATATGGTTCTTGAGCTGTATACGGACAAGGTAGTAGATAAATCACTTGAGAAAAAGTTAGAGCAAAAAGTATTTTTTGACATAGGGCATAAAAAATATCAAGCACCAGTAGAGGGCGAAGATTTGGTACAGACAGCGTACAATTTTGTAGTGACGGAGAAAGTACCAAAAGCAGAAAGGATATACGAGTAGCAGAAAGGAGCCAGCATGGATAAAAAAAGCATTGTATTAGGCAGCGGAGACTTATATATTACAGAGTTTACAGACGGCGCAGAGCTGCCAAGTAATGAGGAAGTAGAAAAGGAAGATAACAGACTGGGCTATATTAAGGGCGGCGCGACCATTGAGTATACGCCAACCTTTACAGAAGCTAAAGACGATTTAGGAAAAGTAAAGAAAACCATTTTGACAGAGGAAGAGGCTATATTAAAGTCTGGTTTGATTACATGGTGCGGGGAAACCTTAGAGAAAATCTGTAGCACAGCAAGAGTAACCACCAGCGCAAACAAGCGTATTGTTAAAATCGGTGGAACATCGAACCAGACAAATAAAAAGTACTTTATCCATTTTGTACACAAGGATTCGGAAGACGGAGATATTAGAATTTCTATCGTTGGAAACAATCAAGCAGGATTTAGCTTTGCATTTGTGGCAGACGAAGCGACACAGGTAGACGTAGAGTTTAAGGCACACCCAATGGACGACGAGGGTACGTTGATCTATTACGAAGAGGTAATTAACCCGTCATTAAAGAGCGCGTAAAAAAGAATAAGAAAATGAACAAAAGAGGCAAACGGCACATAGCTGTTATGCCTCTTTTTTAGGTAAAGGAGATAAAAAGCAAATGGCAAAAGGATTTAACTTTAACAAGGTACAGAGAAGATACTACCCGGTAACACTGAAAGACGAAAAAACATACTTAGTAGCAATGCCGGAAAAAAGAACTTTTGAGAAGTTACAGAGTTTAGACACATCGGACGACGCGGACGTAATGCAGGAGTTGAGAAAATGTGTAGCGGAGATCATCAGCAACAACAAGCAGGGCAGGAGAGTAAAACCAAAAGAGTTTATTGATTATTCGCTTGACGAGATCATGCAGTTTATACATGGGTACGTTGATTTTATCAAGGGGCTTGAAAATGAAAAAAACTAAAGCTTCCTTACTATCCGGGCGGTGTAGGAAATAGTAAGGAGAAAGTACCATACGACCTGCAGACAGTAGGGGAAAAGCTGGTAATGGACTATCTACACATAAATATTTTTGAACTGCAAGAATTGCCGATAGATATTTATTTGTTTTTTATGCGAGAGGCATATATAGAAAGTCTGAGTACTACAGACGAGGGAAAAGAATACTTAAATAATTGCTGGCGATTAGAGCAGACAAAACCAGACAGAGAAAACATACGTAGAAACTTTGAGAAGAGGGGGTAAGGCGCGTGGCTTCCAATATAAAAGGTATAACCATAGAAATAGGCGGCGATACTACGGAGCTATCGAAAGCCTTAACCAAGGTAAACGGCTCAAGTAGATCGTTGCAGTCAGAGCTTAAGCAGGTAGACAAGCTGTTAAAATTTGATAGCGGCAATGTGACGTTATGCGCACAGAAGCAAGACCTGCTGACAGAAGCAGTGGCGGCTACAGAAGAAAAACTGCATATACTGGAAGACGCAGAAAAACAGGTACAGGAACAATTTGCAAGGGGCGAAGTATCAAAGGAACAGTACAGAGCCTTGCAAAGAGAAATTGAGAAGACAAAGAACGATTTAGGCAAGTACGAGACAGAATTAGAGGAAGCTAAAAAGGCGTCAAGCCAGTTAGACCAGACAGCGGACGAGCTGGGAAAAGAAATGGACGACTTAGGCGAAGAGGTAAAGGGTGCAGGGAACAGCGCGGACGATGCAGCGGGCGACTTTACCGTAATGAAAGGCGCACTTGCCGACATGGTAGCAGACGGTGTAGAGGCAGCAGGCGAAGCTATCAAAGATATGGTGGGCGTACAAGAACAGGCGTCAAACCAGTTCCAAGCAGCTACAGGAATTGCTACAGAGTCTATGGCGAAGTACAACGACGCAATAGAAGCAATCTATAAAAACAATTTCGGAGAATCGCTGCAGGACGTGGCAGAGAAAATGGCGCTTGTGAAGCAGGCAACAGGAGAGCTTGACCCGTCGAAGCTGCAGACAATGACAGAAAATCTGTACACATTAGAAGACACGTTCGGCATGGACTTTTCAGAAACTATCAGAGGCGTACAGGCGCTTATGAATCATTTCGGAATTTCAGCAGAAGAGGCGTTCGATTTAATGAGTACAGGCGCACAAAACGGCTTGAACTACACGGACGAGCTGGGAGATAACGTATCTGAGTATTCCGGCAAGTTTGCAGAGGCAGGCTACAGCGCGCAAGATTATTTCCAATTATTGCAGAACGGTTGCGACGGTGGCGCGTACAATCTGGATAAAGTCAATGACGCAATTAACGAAGTAACAACCCGTCTGGCAGACGGAACCATAGAAGAGGGCATAGGCGGCTTCTCAGATAAAACACAAGAGCTGTTTAATGCATGGAAGAACGGCGGAGCTACACAGAAAGAGGTTATAGATTCTATTGTAGCTGATATACAGAACACGACAGGTGAACAAGAAAAAATGAACCTTGCAGCGCTGGCGTTCGGAACAATGGCAGAGGACGGCGGTACGAAGTTTGTTGAATCACTTACAAGCGTAGGCAATTCGTTTGACGACGTAAAAGGCAAAATGGACGAAGTTAAACAGATTAAATACGATGATGTGAAAAGCGAGCTTGCAGGAGTAGGAAGAACGGTACAAATGGAAGTACTGGCGCCTATCGTATCGGATTTAATGCCAGCGATAAAAGAAGTAGTGGAGTTTATAGCATCACACGTACCAGAGATTACAGCAATCATAGCAGGATTTGTAGCAGCGTTCGCAGTTGTAAAGATAGCTGGAATACTTACAAGTATCGTAGGGGCGATAAGCGCAGTTATAACGGCTGTGCAGGCAGGAATACCAGTTATGGCAGCACTTAACGCAGTGCTGGCAGTAAATCCAGTTATACTTATCGTAGCTGCAATAGCAGCGTTGGTAGTAGCCTTTATAACACTGTGGAACACGTCGGATAGCTTCCGGCAATTTTGGTTAGATTTATGGGAGACAGTAAAAAACGCTTGCCAAGTCGCGTGGGAAGCGATAAGCACATTTTTTACAGAAACAATACCGCAGATCATAAACAATATTATTACGTGGTTCCAAGAGCTGCCGGGAAAGATTGCAGAATTTTTTACGCAGATTCTTACAAATTTGTTGGAGTGGGGCGCAAATATGCTACAAACTGCAACAGATACCGTAACGCAGATCATAACAGCGATTGTACAGTTTTTCTCAGAACTGCCGTATAAAATCGGCTACGCAATCGGTTTTACAATTGGAAAGCTGATTGAATGGGGCGCGAATATGGCAAGTTGGGTGGCTACAAATATTCCGATCATTATCAACAATATCATTACATTTTTTGCACAGCTGCCGGGGAAGATTTGGAGCTGGTTAGTTGATGCATTTAACAAGCTGGTAACGTGGGGCAGTAATATGCGCCAGAAAGCCGGAGAAGCGGCAAGCAATACGATAAATGCTATCATACAGTTTTTTACACAGTTGCCGGGGAAGATTTGGAGCTGGTTGCTGAATACAATACAGAAAGTAGCGCAGTGGGGCAGTGATCTACGAGCAAAAGGAGCGGCAGCAGCAAGAGAACTTGTAAGCGCAGTAATTAACGGAGTTACAGGACTGCCGGGAAGAATGGCAGAAGTAGGGCGGAATATCGTACAGGGAGTATGGAATGGTATAAGCAATGCGGCTGGCTGGTTTAAGAGCCAAGTAAAAAGCTTTTTTAGCGGAATCGTGGACGGTGTAAAAGGAGCGTTAGGCATACATAGCCCGTCAAGAGTATTTGCAAAAGAGGTAGGGCAGTACATACCGCCGGGTATCGGTCAAGGTATGGAAGATGCAATGCCGCAGTTAATGGAAGACACAGAAAACGCATTGCAGGACTACGCAGACAAAGTAGGAGCCACTACAAAAGTAAAGCTGGGAGTAGACGCAGAAAGCGTAGGCGATATGGTAAGCGGCAGCAGGATAGTAAGCCCGCAAAGCTTAAGTATGAGCGCACAGCAGAGAAATACCGAAAGGGTAGCAGGAAACACGTTTACGCAGAATGTGAACATAACCAGCAATCGGGAGTTAAGCCCGGCAGAAACAGCACGACAGACAAGAATAGCCACAAGGCAAATGATAGCAGCTATAGCAAGGGGGTAGAGCATGGGAAAGAAAATTACGTGCACGAACGCTACGGGCGTATCTGTTTACTTTGATTATACATATACGCCGTTCTTCCTTGTGAGCTGTGACGGACTGTATACGGTAAGCAACAACGTAAAGCGGAGCGATAACACGAATACAGACGGAAGCACATACCAAGGAAGCAATACGAAAGAAAGAAATATTGTGATTGCGGCACAGATGTGCGAGAACTACCAGAACAACAGAGATATATTATACAAATGCTTCCGACCAAAAACGAGGGGCACGCTTGTATTTGAAGAGGAAACAGAACGAAGAGAAATAGAATACAAGGTAGAGAGCATCGAAGTAGGAGAAAAAGGAGTAATAAGAGATATAACAATTTCTTTGTTATGTTGCGATCCATTTTTTACAGATACAGAGTACACCGTAGAGCTTATGGCAAGCTGGCAAGCAGGCTTTGAGTTTATGCATGAGTTCAAAAGTACAAAAGAAGAGATAGGACATAGAGTTATGGAACTTATCAAAGATATTGACAATGCAGGAACAACAGATACGGTAGGCATGGTAATTACGCTGGAAGCACTGGGAAGCGTGAGCACACCGATCATAAGGAATATAACAACAGGAGAGCATATTACATTAAATTATGACTTTAAGACTGGGGACGTCGTACAAATATGTACAGAAACAAACAAGAAAAACGTCTATTTAATAAGAGCCGGAGAAAAGAAGAGCATAAACGGCTATATAGACGAGGACAGCGAATTTATACAGTTGCAAGCTGGAACCAATACGCTACAGTATGAAAGCAAAAAAGGAAAAGAAAACTTAGACGTAACCGTAGAGTACAAGCAGAAGTATTTAGGAGTCTGATATGGAAATAAGAGTATATGACAAAAATCTCATATTTTTAGGAGTTGTGGAAGACTTTAAGAGCTTGATCTGGACGCGAAAGTATTACGAGCCGGGAAACTTTGAATTACACGCTGCAGGCACAGACAAGAATATACAGCTATTGCAGGCTGGCAATATCATTACGAAGCGCGGAGCAAAAGAAGCTGGGATAATCGGAGCATATACAGATCAAGAGGGAAGCGACACAAATCAGATTGTAAGAAAAGGTAATTTCTTAGGCTCATACATGAGTAGGAGAATTTTACACTATACGCATAACTTTAGCGGGACATATGAAGACGGTATGCGTTACCTGCAGCAGAACGTAGAAACAATACCGCTGCTGGAATTGGGGGAGAAATGCGGAGACGCTACGCAAGTATGCTTCCAGACTACGTGGAAGAATTGCGGAACGATGCTTACGAAACTTGCCAAGAGTAGCGGATTAGGGTACAGGGTAAGACCAGACTTTAGAAAGAAAAAGTTATATTTTGAAGTCTACAAGGGAACAGATCATACGGTGCTACAGTTAGAGAACCCACACGTAATATTCTCAAAACCTTATGAGAACCTAAACGACGTTACATACACTTATGACGATAAAAAGTACGGCACAGTGTTTTATATCGGCGGAGAGGGCGAGGGAGAACAACGGAAAATAGTACGCCTTGCACTGGGAGAAGAAAACGGCACAGAACTACGGGAAGTGTTCATAGATGCAAAAGACGTAAGACAGGAAGAACTAAGCGACAGCGAATATGAAGAAGTATTGCTGGAAAGAGGAAGAGAAAAGGCAGCAGATTACGTAAAGATAGAAAGCATAGAGGCGGAAGTAGAGGACGCTAATTTTATATATAAGAAAGACTGGGATATAGGGGACTTAGTTACGGTACGCAAGAAAGAATGGGGGATAACACTAAACGAAAGAGTTACAGAAGTGCAGGAAGTCTACGAAGACGGCGGAATGAGTATTACGCCGACGTTTGGGGACGCACTGCCGGAAACATTGGACTTAAGCGAGGATTAAAAAATGAGCGATTATGCATATTTTTACAATAGCAAAGACGGAGATAGAAAGTACGATGCTGACAGCTTTAGTAATTGGCTCATGCAGCTTTTTACAGACGGAGTTATCAATGGTGGGTTGCAGGTGGTAGCCAACGGAGATATGACACTTACAGTACGTATAGGTACTGGGTTGATCGGTGGAAAAATCAAAATATTTGAAGAAAACACAACGCTTACGCTGGGAGTGGCAAGTGGTACGCTAAACAGAATAGACAGCGTAGTATTGAGAAGAGACGACGAAGCGCGGGACTTTTCTATAGCGATTGTGAAAGGGAGCCCGGCAGAGAATCCAGTAGCGCCGGAGCTTACAAGAAGCGGGAACATATACGAGTTGAAACTTGCAGACGTAACCGTAGCAAAGGGAGTGGCAGCAGTCACACAGGCAAGCGTAAAAGATACAAGAGCAGACGACAGAGTATGCGGCTGGGTAATCGGGAACACAGGAACCATAGACGCAACGCAGCTACTAGCACAGCTTAATACAGCTTTTAACGAATGGTTTAACGCTATGAAAAACCAGCTTACCACAGATGCAGCAGGAAACCTGCAGACACAGATTAACAATATAAAAAGCTCATTGAAATACGGTACAAAATTACCGACCACAGGAAAAGAGGGAGACATATTTATATTGATAGAAAGTTAGGGGGCTTAGTACGTGGGAAGACAATACAGTGTGTACATTAAGGGCACAAACTATAACAGCGGTTCGTGGTTCACATCTTGCGCGAACTTTACCGGGCGCGCAGCAAGTGACGGAACAGGAGCACGAAGTACCGTAACAGCAGGAACAGGCTACCAATTCATTTTTTGCAATCCGGGCGCGGCATATCCATACGCTATAGGATATGGCGGAACAGTACGTTGCTGGGTGCAGGCGTCAGTATTTCCAAATGCTACATATGGAATTTATTACAACGCCAACGGCGGAACAGGAGCACCGGGAGCACAGACAAAAACATACGGTTACAATCTTGCATTAAGCGGAACGATACCAACAAGAGCAGGGCACAATTTTAGAGGTTGGGCGACGGCACCAAACGGCGGAGCTGTATACGCCGCAGGCGGTATTTATACAGCGAATGCAGGGGCGACACTCTACGCGGTGTGGGAACCATACAGGCACAGTGTAGCATTTAACGCCAACGGCGGAACAGGAGCACCGGGAGCACAGACAAAAACATATGGAAGCATACTTACTTTGAGCGGAACAATACCGATAAGAACGGGCTATACGTTCAAAGGCTGGGGGACATCTGCAGGAACACAGACAGTAAGCTACAATCCGGGAAGCCAGTACGGAAGAGATCAAAACGGCGGAACCTATACGTTATATGCTATATGGCAGATCAATACGTACAGTGTACAGTATGATGCCAACGGCGGAACGGGCGCACCGGGAGCGCAGACGAAGACATACGGGGTAAACCTTACCTTAAGCAGTGTAAAGCCAACAAAGACCGGGCACACGTTCAAAGGCTGGGCAGTAACACAGAACGGGGCAGTAAGTTACTCAGCGGGCGCTCAGTATGGAGCAAATGCGCCGATAAAATTATATGCAGTATGGGAAGCAAACAGCTATTCGATTGCATTTAATGCCAATGGCGGTAGCGGCAGCATGGGTAACGAACCAATGACATACGGTGTAAAAAAAGCGCTGACAGCGTGCACGTTTTATAAGACCGGACACACGTTCAAAGGTTGGGCGATCACACCGACAGGCGGGAAGATTTACGACGATGCAGCACAGGTAAAAGATTTAACCAGTGTACCGAATGGCGTATATACAGTATATGCAGTATGGGAAGCAAATAAGTATACAGTCACATACAACGCAACCAGAAATGGCGGTACAGGAGATACGCAGAAGACAATAGCATACGGTACAAAGTTAGGAACGCTGCCGACAGCAACAAAAAAATATTATGTGTTCGACGGCTGGTATACTGCAGCGAGCGGCGGCATAAAAGTTACAGAAAATTTTGTAGTAGCAGGAAACATAACACTATATGCGCAGTACATCATAGATGCATCACTATACATCAGAGTAGGCGGGAAAGAAAAGCCCGGTTTTCCTTATGTGTACCATAACGGGAAATGGTGCAAAGGATATGCATACGCAAGAGATAAAAAAGGCTGGCAGCAAGGACTAAGCGAATAGAAAGGAGCGTAATAAATGCGGATTGAAGAGGGATATACGGCACTGGACGGCTACACACAATATGCGTTATATAGTGACGAAAATATCTATGAGATTGCGGAAGACAGAAGCATACCAGATATTACACAGATCACTATGAAAGGCGACACGAATAGCCAGTATATTACATTCCAGATGCCGCGATATTTTGACGGCGTAGACCTTACGACAAAGCAGATCATTGTACGCTGGTACAATGACAAGAATGTAGAAGTAGGCGGAAGTTATAGCGATATATGCGATGTACGATACAACGAAGAGTTTATACGGTTTGCATGGCTGTTAGATTTTGGAGTTACAGAAGTACCGGGCGGCGTTGGGTTTAGCTTTGAAAGCATCGGAACGAATGAAGTAGAAAACTCATACGTTTGGAAAACTGGCATAGGAAAATTGCCGATTACTGACAATATGGATAACGGAGCAGGCGGAGACGAACCAAGCGAAGACTGGTTTACAAAGCTTATGGCTAAAATAAATGAGCTGTATAAAGCTGCAGAGGCAGCAGAGCTGGCAACAGAAGCCACAAAAGCAGCGACAGAGAAAGCAGAGACAGCAACAGCGGCAGCGACAGAAGCTACCGGGAAAGCAAACACAGCAACAGCGGCAGCGACAGAAGCTACCGGGAAAGCAAACACGGCAACAGCGGCAGCGACGGAAGCCACAGGGAAAGCAAACACGGCAGCAGATGCAGCAAATAAAGCAGCATCAAGCGTATACACCGACAGAGATTTTTTACTACTGAGAAATGACGACGGAACATTAACACTAACATTTGATAAACAGGCATAGAAAGGGGTAACACATGGCAGTACAGGGAATTGATTTAGTAAGTGATACTACAGTAAAAGAACTGGTTGAACAGATCAAGTACGGGAACGCATTAAGAGCAGCGGAAGCGGCAGACAGTCTGGCAACACTTAAAGGAGACTTTAAAGGTATACAGAGTTTAGTAAGAAACGGGCTTGCATCAAAAGTATTTGAGCCGGGCGACCAGATCGTAGTACCGTGGACGGACAAAGACAGCGGGAAACAATATCAAGTACCTATGGATATTGTACATTTTGGAGACGTCACATTAAAAGACGGCGAAGTAGTACCGGGCATGTATCTGCAGTGGCATTACGCTACACCGTATGGCGTTATGTTTGATGCATACGAAGCGTTATACTACGCAGCAGAGGAACTGCCAGCGGGGGCATATACCTTTAACATTCCGAGCGCATGGAGCAAAGCGGAAGCAGGAGACTATACATTTACACTTACGCAGGCGGTACCTGCAGGCGGACAGATCGCAGGGCTTAAGCTGATCGCTGATAATACGCCGGACAAATGGACGGTACAGACATACAAGGACAGAACTACAACCGAGGCAATAGAGAGCGTAAAGGTAATAAAGGGAAATGCCGGGACAAGCTTAGGGCAGTTGATTCCTGCCGGGAGTGAAAAGCTGAACAGTATTCATAGAGTAGGCTACGGCTATAATCGTTGGAGCCAAAGCGCAATTAGGCAGTATCTCAATTCTACGGCGGCAGCGGGGAAATGGTGGAAACCACAGAACAACTACGACAGACCGCCGGAGCAGGCAGGTAAAGCCGGATTTTTAGCCGGATTTGAAAAAGATTTTCTGGACGTACTGGGGACAATCAAAGTAACAACAGCATTAAATACCGTAACTGATAAGGCAGACGGGGACACAGAAGTAACATACGATAAAATCTTTTTGCCGTCACTTGAACAGATTTACGTAGTACCACAGCTTAAAGGAGTAGAGGGCGAATATTGGGAGTACTGGAAGAGAGCAACAGGAGCGGTAAGCCCACAGGCACAGTACGGGACATACCCGGAACGTATTACTTATGGTATCGAAGCGCAGACGAGTGCGCAGTATGTCCGCTTGCGTAGTGCGAATCGCGGCCACGGGTACTTTACGTGGTTCGTGAACACGAGCGGCGGCGTCGGCAACAACGTCGCGTACAGTGCGTGGCGGTGCGCCCCGGCTTGTGTAATCTGCTAATCTTACTAATCTGCGGGCAACGCCTTGCCTGCAGATGATACCAAACAAAAAGGAAAGGAGTAGACGTGGCAGTACCAGAAAGCAAAAGAGGGACTGGAAAATTCGACGTACTGATAAAGGCAAATGACTTAACAGTATATACGATACGAATTACGAAGAACCCGAAAAACTTTGCACCAGAATACCAGACAGCGCTAACAGACGATATTATACGGACAGCGAAAGACATATACGTAAAATGCTGGACGGCGAACAATATAAAAGTTGGAGAAGATGCGGAAAAGTGGAAAGAGAGGAAACGACTGCAGGAAGAGGCGGCAAGGGATTGCAACAATTTACTTGCGCTTATGCAGATCGCAAAAACGCTATTCCATTTGGAAACACGGCGCGTAAAGCACTGGGGAAAGAAAACAATAGAAGTAAGGAACCGTATAAGGGACTGGAAAGACGGAGATAGTAGACGCTACAACAAATTATTGAAGTAGCTTACTATATAGGGCTGTAGGCTGAAAGCGCAGTATGTCCGCTTGCGTAGTGCGAATCGCGGCAACGGGTACAATACGTGGAACGTGAACACGAGCGGCAACGTCAACAACAACAACGCGTACAATGCGTGGCGGTGCGCCCCGGATTGTGTTAAACAAAGTAGACACATAGCCACTGTATAGCAGTGGCGCCTATAAAGAATTGACACAAGGAGCCGAATGACCCAGCAGAAATGCTAAACAACACTACGGCGATACAGTCAGATCACAAAGAGCTGGTACTGTTATACACGTCGCAGACAACTAAATGAATGACGCGGAAGAAATCGCGGAGAATGTCATAGGGTTCGAGCCATTATTAGACTCTATGTATAAATGCAAGAAAGGGGTAATATGGAAAGATTCCGTAGCCCATTACTACCTTAATGGAATTGAAGAAACTTTAAAATTAGAGAAACAATTACGAGAGGGGACGTACAAAGCAAGAAAACCCGTATGCTTTAAAGTGACGCACCCGAAAGAAAGAGATATAGTAAGTATTTCCTTTAGAGATCGTGTATACCAGAGAAGCCTAAACGATAACGCAATATATCCGCAAATGAGTAAAGGATTTATATATGACAATATGGCTTGCCAGAAAGGAAAAGGGACAGACAAAGCAAGAAACAGGCTTAAGGCATTCCTGCAGAAATATTACAGGAAGCACGGAACGGACGGCTACGTATTACAGTGCGACATATCCGGCTATTATCCGAACATGAAGATCGGAAGAGCG